TATTGGAGTAAGTGCTGCAATTAATAATACAACAGGAAATCAAAATGTATTTTTAGGTAGAAATGCTGGTAGGTATATTTCAGATGGTTCTACATCAAACGCAATAACTGATAACTCTATTTATATTGGTTACAATACCAAAGCACTTGCTAACAACCAAACCAACCAAATAGTAATAGGATACGCTAGTACAGGTCTTGGCTCTAACACTACTGTACTTGGTAATAGTTCTACGGCTACATCTGCTATTTATGGTAATTTATTGTTAGGTTCTACGACAGATGCTGGGTATAAATTAGATGTGACAGGTACTGCAAGAATTTCAGGTATAACTACATTATCTAACTTAGCAGGTACAGGTTCTCGAATTGTTGTAGCAGATGCAACTGGTGTATTAAGTGCAACAGCTACTCCAACTAATGGTACATCAGGCACAAGTGGAGTGAATGGTACTAGTGGTACATCAGGTACTGGTACAATCTCTGGTACAACAGGTTATATTACTAAGTTTACTGCTGCTACAACTATTGGTAACTCTATCATGAGTGAGTCTGGTACAGTTGTTACTCTTTCTGGTACATTAACTGAAACATCATCTATACGTTATAAGAAAAATATTACTAACTTGCAGGGATCATTAGATGCTGTATTAAAACTTCAAGGAGTATCATACATGTTAAAGTCTAATGATTCAAGAGAAATTGGATTCATAGCAGAACAAGTAGTACAAGTATTACCAGATGTAATTGTTACAAAAGATGGAGAAGTAGACTCTATAGCATACGGAAGATTAACAGCTATTCTTGTTGAGGCTATTAAAGAACAACAATTACAAATTAAAGAACAACAATTACAAATCAACAAACTGAAGAGTAAGTATGATAAGCTATAACAATGATGGTATTAGAGAATATAACAACACTGTTAACTATGGTGTAAAAATAGTTAGCAATACTAAAATAATTAATGTCACACAAACTGTAGCTCAAAATATAAGATTTACATTTGCTACAGGTGTTGACTTTGCATTTGAGGTTACTTGGTATGAGTTTAATATTTATGGTAATGCAACTCAGTGGACTTGGTGGGGAGACTATGGTCTATGGGTTAGTTCGGCTGGAACTGTAACTTCTCGTTTTGGACCAACTGCGCGTGCACAGACAGGAACAAATTACGGTGTTGGTGCATTTGTTATATCAGGAAGTAGTGTTTATTGGGAATCTCGTTGTGGGTTTGGTGTTTCTCAAAATATATCATCAGTATATCTTGTTGTGCATTGTAGCAGATGGGATAAAGTCACTATATCATATCCTTAATGAATTAAATATGGCAATTATACAAGGAGTTAATGGTATCCACATGAATATTAACAGTAGTGCTACTGCTGGAAGTAGAATATTGTCTTATGGTAAAGCTATTCCAGGTACTAGTACTTGGACTACATTAATTAAATTTACATTGATTAGTGGAGCTGCTTCTAACTTTGGAATATCATTTAGGCATTATGCAGGGGCAGATAGACAATCTGGAACACTTGCTGAAAATTTTTGGTATAGTCAAATTGGATTGTACTATAGTAGTGGAACTACATGGACAGAAACATATAGTGCTTCAGCTTGGTATAGTGAGGGTAACGTTATCGTATCTTATAGACTTAATATCTCTGGTACCTCTATTTCGATTGAAGCATTACAATCTGATACAGGTGCATATGTAAGTGGATACTGCGAAATTCAATGTAGTAAGTGGGATCAATTAACAATCTCTTATTAATATGAATATATTAAACGCTCAAGGATTAATTATACAAGGAACTGGTTCAGGTAATCTTAACTATGGAGTTAGACAGTTATCTAATACTGCCACGTTTACTTATGCAGCAGGTCTTACCACTATATTAACAATCACTGCAAATGGTAGTACACCCACTGACTCTATAGTTTCGTTTTATTTTACTTGGGTAGCAGAAAGTTTTAGTGCTACTTCAGGAGGTCCTCAAATAAATTATGGATTTAAATCATATAAAATGTTATCTACGGGATTTTGGAGTGAGATTAATGGAGGATTGTTTATTGGAGAAGGTAATGGTTGGCAAAATCAATCATTTGACATTGGTACATCAAGAACAATAAAAATGCAATCTCAGGGTAACAGCGCATCATTTACATCATTAGCGTGTACATATCAAATAATGATATCATCTAGTAACTTTAGTTTTTTAACTTTCTCATAAATATGGAAACAATATATTCAACAAGATTCGATAGAGCATCTGTAGTAAAGTCCGAAGGTACACTTGTTAATGTAATAAACAAAGTATGGTATACTATAGTTGCTACAACTAGTGATGGGTATATAAAGATACTGAAGAAGAGTATTGACTTCCCTTCTCCAGCTCCTCAAGACTTTGTAGAAATTCAGTATGTCACTGAACAAATGTTAATAAATTGGATAGAAGCTCAACCAGAGTATCTAACAGATAATGACAAGCAATCTATTGAGTTTAGATTACAGTTAGAAAGAGATAAATTAACATATAGTGATTATATGTTTAGTTTTATGCCATATGATGAATTAAGATATAATCTTGTTAACTAATAGGTAGTGCTTTGATTACGTCTTTAGCCGTAATGTTCTTTTGACATTCAAATTGTCTAGGAGTTGATCTGTGTATAGGACACCAATCAAAATCACCTTTATCAAATTTAAACAAAGGATTGTTCCAACACCCGTGGCACACATTCTCGTTAACTACACGTATACAATCAAACTCATGTGCACGTGTAGTAAAGTTACTAATCATTACTACAGGTTTGCCGATAGCCCAAGCTAACCACGACAGACCACTACTCAAGCCTATCATAAACTGACTATGGTAGATAACACTCATGGTATTTTCTATATCAGTGTCATCTATCTTCTGGCAATTATCAAACGGATTATCCTCCTTTGAGACATTCACCACTACAAATCCTTCATTATGTAAGTAATTTATAACTTCTTGCCAACCTTCTCTTGTCCAAAACTTACAACCTGCTGTTGAGTTGGTAGCAATAGTAACATATTTACCATATTTATTCTTACGCTTTCTAAACTTTAAATTTGGTCTAAGCTCCTCAAACTCTAAGCCTAATATATTAGTGGCTGCTTCTTGAAGTTTTATTGTATTAGGTAGCATAGGTTCTTTATTTGAATCATAGAACCATCCAATATTATATTGTGCAAATATATCATTAACTACAGATCCTGGTTCAACTAGTTCTATTTCAGGTATGTCAAGTATATGATTCCAAAAAGTGGAGAGTATTACTTTGCAGTTATGTTTCTTTTGAAAAGCAAGAGCATAAGGAGCCCATGCAATTGTATCTCCTAATGACTTACTAGCCAAGGTGATGAACACTCTTTTATTCTCAAGCGATAACTTATACTCATATATTAGTTTATTAAGCTCAAATATTTTGATCTGCCAATCAGTATAATATTCTCTATTTAATCTAACCCATGAGTTAGAACCTATAGTGTTCTCATAATGACAAACATTATTCTCATCAAAGTATTGTACCTTAAACTCTGAGTTAACAGGTGATTTAATCTCAAGAAAGGGTTGTTCAACAAAGTATCTAGATATATGTAGGTGTTGTTCTTCATGTGGTATTGTTAACACTTTATTATAGAACTTATTATACTTTTCAGCAAAAACATCTGATGTATTATCTGTAGGTACAACATAATTACATTTTATAGTAGTTAAGTCTGTATCTATAGGCTGAATATACTTTTCAAACATTGATCCATATTGGGGCAAGTTGTGAGCAATAATTGGCAAGCCGTAACTAATAGCTTCTCTAAGCACTAATGGATTGCATTCCCATGTGCTATTGAACATAAATATGTTAGCATGTTTTAAGAACTCATCCACATCATCCCTCTCTCCCCACACTTTAACATTACTTGGTAGATTAATCATTAATGGCTCCCAATAATCTTTAAAGTTGCCTGCTTGGTTACCTACAAAATTGAAGTTAAAGTTAGGGTTAGCACGTGCTATCTCTATGCCCTCAGCTTGATTCTTTCCTGGTGTCCATAGTCCTACATTAACCACATTATTTATACCAGGAAGTTTTTTTGATTTCTTAGGGTCAATAGGATATTCAATGACTTGTTTATAAGATGGTAAGTCTTTAAATGTATGCAAGTGGTAAGGTGTGCAGAAAGCATACGCATCAGGGTGATATAATTTAGTCTTAGGATCAAATGACACATCATGACAAGTCTCAATAATATTATAATGTCTAGTTGGTCTATAAAGTTCACTCATGATGTGAGCATCAAACCGCTCCGATGGTTCATGAATGTGAATGATGTCAGGATTAAAATCTTTAATAATATTAAAGAGCTCAGTCTTATCTTCAAATAAAGTGTGAAAGTTATCCCCTACTAATTCTTTAATCTTATTTCTTTGCACCACATAGTCTAAACTATAACAAGTATATTCAACTACACATATATTAATATATTTTTGTAGCACTTCTATACTCTTGAGTACAAATGCAGGCATGCCTCCTGTAGATAAATGAGGAACTAGATATAATACTTTTGCTTGTTTCATTAAGTAAAATTAATTAATATTGTATCAAATACAAATAAAATGACAATAGAAGTTAGCTTTGGCGAAGTGCTAGATAGGATATCTATTCTAGCAATTAAATTAAACCAGATTAAAGACAAAGATAAACTTAAAAATATTCAGAAAGAATTCTCATACATAAGTGGTAGAGTACCACAATCTACATTCACTGATCCATTATATTTTGAGCTATGTAAAGTCAATCAACATTTATGGAATATAGAAGATGATATTAGGCATAAAGAGAAACTAAGTCTATTTGATGATGAATTTATTCAACTAGCACGTGATGTTTATTTTACAAATGATAAACGGGCTGACATCAAGAAAGAAATAAATATCAAATATAAATCTGACATTATAGAAGAAAAATCTTATAATTCATATTAATGTAAAATTTATTTGGATAATTGATAAGAATTACAGATATTTGTAACAACAGTACTTACCACGCTTAAGTTACTCTTAACTGCGTACCAGGGTAAGTCTTTTGCTTTTTTAAAATATTTTACATTTCGTTAATTTTTTGTTAACTACATAGCATCTCAATCCTTTCTAGAGGGTAGGGATGCTATTTGTTTTTTATATACACTATGGCCGATTCTACACTTGCTCAATTTAAGAGCTGGATATTTCCAGGACTTGTATCTATATTAGGTATGATGATATGGAATGATGTTAATGAAATAAAAGCTGATGTAAAAGCTTTGATGGCTCAATCTAATATAGATAAAACACGTATAGATAATCTAGAACGTGAAGTGTATAAAACTGCAACTTATAAAACTCCTTTCCCTATTGATTTTCCTCCTAAAAATTCAGTAGATAAACCAGTTGCAATAATGAATAGAGATGAAGATGATGACACGGATAATAAAGATATTTAAATACATAGAAAACATATGGATAGGTAAGGATGATAAACCTTCTATCCGTAGAGTGTTTGCTATTGCATTGATAATTGATTTCATTAACAATACTAATTACGCAATACATAAATGGGAAGTGGGTAAGTCATATGCAGATGTGGCTATGCTATTAGGAATAGAGGCAGGACTTGTCGCTGCGTTATTAACACTCACTACATATTCAACAACAGTTAAACTACCAACATCTACAGAATGAAAAATAAAATTTTAATTATCCTTGCTCTTGTTGCATTTGCTTCTTGCAAACCGTTACAAAATGTAACAGTTACAAAAGAAAAGATACGTATTGATACAGTTATAAACGAAATAATAATTACAAAATTTAATGCTGTTCACGATACATTAACTATTGACAATCCTTGCGATTCTGCTGGCATCTTAACGACTTTCTACTCAAGGATAATACTACCACAAGGCAAGATAATTATCAGGTCTTACAGAGGTAAGATTCAAGCTACAGTAAACATTGATTCTATAAGAAGTGTATATGAGAAAAAGTATCGTAATAAGGAAACTTCTAACGTCACGGCTTCTTCAAAAATTGTGACAAAAGTAACTTATCCATTATGGTTAATTGTATCTTTTATTTTTGAAACTTTAATCATTTTAGGATACATATATATAAGAATATTTCATCCAGTAACATGGTATAGAACAAACTAAACTTAAAATTATGAAGAAGATAATCGATTTTATTAAAGGATTGTTTTGTAAGAAGTGTGATATACAAGCTAAAGCTGTAGTAGTTAAACCTTCTAAAGATAAAAAAGAAGCTGCTGATAAGAAAAAAAATCTTAATAAGCTTGCTACAGCAATTAAAAAGAAAAAAAGCAATGGTAACTAGTGCACAAGCATTAAAAAAATATGGACAACCTGATCTCCTTGCTACACAAAGCAAGCATATGGTTATGTGGGATATTCCCACAGAGCTAGAAATTGGTGTCATCCCTAAAAAACTATATTGTAATACAGACATGGTGAAGCCTCTTGAACAAGCATTTAAAAACTTGATTCAACGTAACCATGTAAATGAACTTAAGACATGGGACGGTTGCTTTAACATTCGTAAGAAGCGTGGTTTAACATCTATGTCATTACACTCATGGGGTATTGCTATTGATGTCAATGCTTTCGAGAATCAATTAAATCAAATTCCTAAGTTGTCTTCAGGTTTTGTTAAATGCTTCAAAGATGCAGGATTTGATTGGGGTGGAGACTGGCAAAGGTTGGATGCAATGCATTTTCAATTATCTAAAATATGAATTCTGGTCTATATAGTATATTTTGTAGTATAAACTTTAAATATTATATAGGTCAAGCAATTGATGTAGATAAACGTATAAAGGCTCATTTAAATAAATTATCAGCAAATACTCATCATTCTCCTTACTTACAACATTCATTTAATTTATACGGTAAAGAGAGTTTAACATTTGAAGTTTTAGAATATTGTAATATTGAGGAGTTAGATAATAAAGAAATATATTATATATCAAAATATAATTCTCTAAACCCTAACGGTTTTAATTGCACTATAGGTGGTAATGGTATGAGAGGTTTTGTATTTTCAGAAATTACAAAACAAAATTGGTCAAATAAAAGAAAAGGCAAATATTTAGGAATAGAACATCCTAAAAGTAAAAAGATAAAAGGTACAGATTTAAAAACAGGTGAGTTATTATATTTTGATTCTTTACAATGTGCTGAAAGATATTTAAATATAAAAGGAGCTAATAAAAATATAAGTGCTAATTGTAAAGGTAAAAGGAAAAGTGCTTACGGATACAATTGGCAACATCAACTTGCATCTATATAAAACTATATAAAAATGGCAAAGGCAAAAGGTTCTACAGAAGCAATAAAAGTTGTATTTGGAAGAAGGCGTAAAGGTAAGCATCAGAAAAACTTTGGTCCTAAATCCACACCTACTAAGAAAAAATATAAAGGTCAAGGACGATGAAACTATTCAATAAACTTATAATAATCATTGCATCAATAGGTATAGCTTGTGCATAT